CAGAACCAGCAACATCGGTGATCGGCTTGCCTGCCTTCATCACCTCTTGGATGAACTTTGCCTTGATCTCAGGTTCCCACTCACGGTTCATCCCAGCGGTGGTGCCGTCCTTAAACGTCACGGTGGGCCCGACCAATTGTGAGGTCTCAAGGTCCTTACCTGACAACACCGTGGATGACTCAGGGATCGTGTTCAGATACTTCAGCTCATCCTGCGAGGCCTGAAGACGACGTTCCAAACCAAGGTTATCTTGTGGGGTGATGATCTCCCGTTTCTCCATGTCGGTCGCGACTGGGGGCTGCGACCTGGAATTTGGCTTATCATATTTCGAAGTACGTAGATGACCAATCTTCTTGGCGACCGCATTCATGACAAAACCCAAGATGCCACCCACCTCACCAGACTTGGTGACCCCCTCCATCAGGTCTCGTTGTGAGTCATATAGCATCTTGGCCGTCACGTTGGACCCGAACTGCTGCAGCACCTCCTGGGTACCCTCCTCAAGGACCCCTGCGATCCCAGCGGCCAGCGTGGTATTGGCATACTTCTTAAGAATTTTCTCCATGGCCAATGGACCGAGCTTGTTCGCGACCCTGTCGTAAACGCCTAGGATCGGGGCAGCCTCGGTCGCGCCAAGTAGACCATTGGACACCAGGGACCCAAGGGCCGCGGGGAATGAGGCACCCGCCTCCTCGGCTTCCTTAAACCCTTGTCCTGCCATGATCGCGGCGCCTAAGGTCAAGGCCCCTGACGGTCCAGCCAAGAGATTGAAGGCAAGAGAACCGGCACCACGCGGTAGGTCCCCTGCCCAGAAGCTCTTGGTCATCTCGGTGTTTACCGGGTAGAGCGCGTTGACTGTCTCCTCAATCTGCGCCGCGATCTCTGGACTCTGGGCCTTGAGGGTGTCCGCAACGTTCCGGCCCTCGTAACCAGCCTGCTGCAGCGCCCCAGGTAGGTTCTGTGCACCTGACAGGATCTTACCAGGTAGATCAATAAAGGTAGACGCAAGCCCAGATAAGCCCTGACCAAATGAGCCACGAATCACCTCTGAGGCGAGATGCGATGCCATTGAGACATCCTCTCGCTCAGGACTTAGGGCGTCGTAAAAGCCAGACCACCATGACTTTGCGCTCTCAGCCTGATTGGCAGCGTGACGCTTCTCAAGGATGTCACGTGGGATATCAAGTGAGGTATCACGTGTAGGCTGGATGGCAGCCTGGGTCTCCCAAGAGTCATAGATCTGGTCGATCTCAGGAATCCCAGTCCGCCCGATCGGAGGTACGGTACCCATAATTACCTCTGTCTTGGAATTCCACCGGGTTGGACACCGGCTGGTCCTGCACCTGGTCCGGGAGGAAGGACACGCCACTGGTTATAATCCTTTAACCAGTTGATAAAGCCTGGGTCTTGGGCTGACTTAAACCCTAGTTGTTGAGATAGGGTCTGTAAGATCACCGACCTATCCTGCGTGGTAAGTTGAGTGCTCTTCATCAACGTGACCATGGCGTCAATGTTCTTAATATCCATCTTAGAGGCACGAACGCGCTCCATGCTCTCCTCGATCATCTGGGCGTCACGCGCCAGGGCCATCGGTAAGGATACCATGTTACCCTTGTTATCAGGCACCATCACCTTACTAGGGGTCGACAAGAGTTGCTGCAGTTGGCCTCTCTGAAGGTTAGCATACTGTGTGTTGACCTTCTTAAACTCAAGGTTCACCGCCGCGTTGCTGGCCAGGTAATTTAACGGGACTGCCTTGGTCACCGTCTGACCAGTTGTTGGGTCGGTAAACGTGACGTCCTTACTAGGTAAGAACTCCACCGGGATCTCCTTGCCCTGCGCTGCCATGCCAGCTAAGAGAGACATGTGACCAGGGGCATCCGCAAGATTCGGGAATGCTTCCTTTAAGATTGGTAACAGTGACTTCTGCAACTCACGCTGCTCAGGAGACATCGCATTTGTAAACGCCTCGACAGTGCCCTTGGCTGGTTCCTTCCCAGTCATCAGAGAAATGGACATGTCCTGTGCTGACTGCGCCGGTAGGGTACCACCATAGTCACGGAACAACTGTTGGGCATTGTCGCCCACCGACTTCTGGAACGCGACCCGCTGTTTCATGGTCTCTTGAGCCAGGTCATACTGACCTCTAATCCCAGCAGTGGCCATGCCAGCCTCACCTGTTGCCCGGATCTCCTCCATTCGGCCCTGATGTTGTGGGTCTGCCGCGAGAATGCGTGCCATCCTGGGATCCACACCAGGGGGTCCCATTGGAGGCTGCCCAGTGGGTCCCATTGGAGGCTGCCCAGGTGGCGCCATCTGTGGTGGTTGTCCCGGGGGCATCATTGGTGGTCCACCTGCCCCAGGTGGCGGTGGCATGGCGGTCAACCCTGGACCAGCAGTTGGGGCCGTGCTAACGTCCTGAAAGTTTTGACCCATCATCGGCGGTTGTGATGGCTGGGCCATCTCAGCCTGGGCCTGTGGCATGATTCGCGCAAGTGTCTGCTGATTACGATCATCCTTGAGGATCGCCTTCCGTAAGTTCTGTTGAATGCGCTCGACACTCTGTGGTCCGTAGTCCCCCTCTGCAGTTTGTGGTAAAGAGATGCCCAGCACCTTTTCCACCGCCTTGCGCTTTTTAGAGTCAGAAAGCAGATCACCAAGATCATAACCCATCTTAACCAGGGTAAAGACACTCTCAGCCTCCTTAACCTCATTCTGGTAATCATTGGCCTTCTTCCCGATCCAAGCGTTGAAGACACTTCCAACCATGTCGGCAGCCTGCCGACCCCCAGTCTGAGGTTCATAGCCCGTGGCCTGCGACGCGTAGGGCATGTACGGATAACCAGCCACGTTCTTCATCGCCTGCATGCCCTGGGCCGCCCTGAGCTGTGCAGTAAAAGGATCATCTGGCATCACTTACCCCCTCTATTAAGACCCATAACCGGGTGGAAGACCATAGTTAGGTTGAGCAAGCATCCATGGCGGTACCTGGCCCTGGGGCAACGTGGCCGGGTTGCCACCCGGTGTGCCCCAACCCGGTGTGCTCCAACCGCCAGTATTCGTGTTAGCGTTGGGTTGGAACCATGGACTTCCAAATAACATGCTAAGTCCCGTCTGCGCGACGCCCGGCCATGGCGACGGGCCTTGTGGGTATTGCTGCATTTGACCTGGGAACTGGGTGGCCGCCGCGCCAATGTATTGATTCCAAGGGTTTGAGTATGGCTGTTGGCGAATCCATTCTGTGTAAGAACGATTGAGTGCATCTTGATCATATTGCTGGCCGACCGCTCCCAACTGCATATTGGCATTAAACCCCGGGATGCCCATGTTAGCGATCTCTGCACCGGTCCTTGCCTTCGTAATGTCTAGCCCCCATCCCTGTAACATGAGCTGCGCACGTGCTTGGTCGCGCGCCTCCTGCTGAGATTGAATCTGTGCTGCGTTGATCGCACCGGTCATCCCAAGATTCATCCCCTCCAGACCCTGACGACCAAGCTCAGTGGCGGCGCCCAACCTTCTACCCGCGGCGGCCTCACCTGAACCATAGACCATCTGTGCGATCAGGGCATTCTGATCCTTGGCCGTCTGTGCTGAAAAGTCGGTCATGGCCTGGTTATAACTTGACCCAAACCGTCCACCTGGACCCGCGGTACGTTCGGCCAACTGTGCCCCGCGCTGACCAATGCCGCGCTCCTGTGAGGTGATCATATTCTGCCAGGCATCGGTTGAGCTGACCGGGATGCCTGTCTTGGCAATCTCCTCAAGATATCCCGTCCCACCACGACCCCACTGCAGACCAGCCTCCATGGAGGCGCGTGGGATACCAGCAAGATAATTTTGGAAGGCGGCAGAACCACCCTCTGGGAGCATCTCACGAACAAACTGACCAGCGCCCACCTGCGGCTGCTGCATATAACGCTGAGCCAACGCGGCCTGCTCCGGACCAAGGCCACTAAATGGGGCAGCCGTGGCACCAGCGGTTTGAAAGAATGGATTAAACGGCGCGGTCTGCCTACCAGGATATCCAGGGACCCCTTGGCCGATCTGACCACCTAGGTAGTTGGTCCATGAGTTGTAGAGCTCAGGATTCGCTGGCCGAAGTTGCTGGCCTTGGTCCTGTTGATTCTGACGCCCTCTATTTGCAAGCGCGCCACTGGCCACAGAACCACCAGCCGCGATGCTAGCAGCCACAATCGCCGCGGTTGTGGCCGCAATGCAAGGTTCACATTGTAACTCCCATCCTTTAGGTGGTTTAATCATCCTACAACTCCTTACAGATCTTTGCTAAAGTTCGCCTCAATGATCTTATACCCCTTAGCAGTATAAAACTTCTCCATCTTTGAAAACTCAGCATTCATCAATGCACCCATGATCAAACGCGTGCAGAACATTGACTTAGCCCATTGTTCAAGTTGATAGATGAGCTGACCACCAACCCCCTTTTCCCTGAACTCAGTATCAACGTACCAGAAGGTTTCCAAGGCTAGACCCTTACCTGTGTTGATATCCCTATAGGTGAGACCACCGATTGCACCAACAATCTGCCCTTCCTCAGTCAGGATAAAGATCGTGCCATTCCCTGACTTCATAAAACCAGTCCAAGACAAGATGAAGGTCTCATCATTAAACTCACCACCGATGTTAGACTCAGCAAAGAACTTGTGAGCCATGTCTAAAACTAACGGCAACTCGGCGGGTTGTAGTTGCCTAATGAGGCGCACGACTGTTTCCATAAACTCTCCTTTATTTGACAGGTGTGCTGCGTTGGACGAGTTGTGCTACCGGGATGTCCCAATCCTGCAACTCAATGTAGCTCTTAAGGTTACGATACCTTAAGGTCGTCATGGGTATAATGATCTTCTCCATGACATGGCGCGCTGCGTCATAATCAAGTTGCTCATTATGACCACGCCATACAGCTTCCCATTCCATCACCTCAATCCATTCAGGTGGGATCATCACCGTCGTGTTATCTCGACTTGCTACGTCAGGATAGACCCATGAATAGATGATCACCGTGTAGGTGCTACGGTCTGGGATGGGGTCTAAAAAGATCTTATCATTCCATCTGGCATAACGATAAGGTGCTGATGCCACATTAAAGTTTGCCTTTATCACCTCCCTAAATGAGGTCTTCTTCAACCGTCTTGTTAACGGGGTCCCGTTAGAGTTCGTGATGTTTGTATCCTGCAAAACCATCGCCAATACGGCACGCACCCCATCTGGTAATGGATACTCCCGTTGACCTTGTACCGTGGCTCGATTAAAGTACCGCTGAAACTCAACAAACGGATATCGCGACGCGATGTCGGTATAGGCCTGACATAACCATGTGACCGCGGAGGCATCAACATCCACATCACTACGATTGATCCGCTTTACTACGTTAGACACACTATCTTGAATGATGGCCATATTTAGATCACAAAGATTCTTATGGTCGTTGACGCGGTACTACACTTAAGTGTAAGGTTGATGGTCGTTGCAGGGACCGTTCCAAGATAGATAACTCCCGCCTTGTCAACCGATACTGTGATGAAACCCACTGGAACTCTACCAAGAGAATGCACAACAGTAAAGTCAGTGTCAGGAGCAACAGGCGTGATGGCATTGATCCATCTTCCCTGCATATTATCCAGAGCAGTACCATTGCCAAAGCTAATTTGACCATTGAGAATATTCGCAAGGCGCTCAACATACTTCTTTGTCGCCTGACGGAAGCGATCAACGAGGCTTGTGTAATCCTGAGGGTCGCCTGAATTTGAGACATCTAGTTGCTCCGGTACTCTCATGCCTGCCTCGCAAGAAGCGGGCCCCTGATATAATAGCTATGGACCACCTCCTGAACTGCAATCGGGAAGTTCCCCCTTAAGGTCCAAAACAACCTTGTACCCGATAATGTGAAATCGATGATCTTGTTCTTGATAGTTCCGGTACCAAGCATACCGAATGATACAGTCAAGACCACCGTGCTTCCAAATTCGTTTGAGAGTGACAGCTCGGCTTGGCCAACGCCAAGGTCCCGGTAAACGAACTGTATTCGTTTCAGCGTCTTGTTCCATGAGCCCTGCCCGTAATCAAACTCCTTACTGGGGCCAATCACCCAGGTGTCATCAATCGACTCGCTATAATCAAGCTCCCCGATCTGACCATTCGAGAAGCCAAGGGTCAGGTTATCTGCACTGATCTGAGAACCTGCCAGGTTAATGACCCAGTTCTGTTGAACGATCGTGCCCACCAGATCAATGATCCGAACCCCATGAATCGTCTTGAACCTACCGACGCTCGTCGCCTTGCGACCGGTGAAATACTGGCGGGTCCAAGCCTGTGTACTAAAATCAAAGGTCCAGATCGCCCCATTCGGCATGATCAACCAATAGGTCAAAAAGTCACGTCCTGCCGTACTGTCCGTGATGCCTCCCATGACCAGGTCAAAATTTCCCTGGTACAGATCATTAAGGATCGCCTTCCTTGCTTTGTTGCCAATCCGTTGGTGGGTCTGTGCATCAAACATGTACACATCATCACGACCCACAAAACAACAGATGTTCCCCCACTGGGCCAATGAGTAAGGACAGATGTTCCCAACACCCTCCTTGCTGTAGTTGATGTACGTGAACGGGTTCAAGGCATCGAAGGTCCGATCAGCAAACACGATCCGCTCTGGAAAGAACATCACCAGCCGATTGGTAAGCACGACCAAGCCGGTAAGCGGGTCCGTGCCCTCAATCAGGTCCTGAAATCCTGAGCCCACGTTGACCCAGTCCTGTGGAAAGCTATCAACCGTGTACCTGATGCGTTGTGGAAACGGGTTGCCACCCTCAACCGTAAAGCCAGCAACCACCCGGTTGCCAAACGTCGTGACGAACTTAGCGATGGGCGCATTCACATTCTCATCCGTGAAAGCGCCACTAACCCCGTCCCAGAGCTTAATCTTATCAACGCCATTTGCAAAGAGGATCATCCCCTGTAGGGACGTGCCTGTGTAAAGGTTAAGGTCAGTCGCGGTCAGCGTGCCGGTCAAGAGCTGCCAGTTCGTCCCGATGTACCCATACGCCTTCGTCTTTGTCGCCAACAGAAAATGTCGGGCGCCATCGATGTCATACCCGTCAACCTGACCATTGATCGCCTCATCTGACACGGCGGTAAAGAAAGGTTCAGGCCGAGTGCGAAGATCCTTCTCAGTACAGAAGAAGTTCGCAATGTTCTGGAAGTCCTTATCCTCGATCCGCCACGCCGGTAACTCAAGATTGATCCCACCAAACGGGCAGGCCTGCACAAGTTGTTGTAGACGCGGTTGTCTCGGTGGCATCTTATTTGAAGTAGAGATTCGAGTATCCCCACAAGATTCCCTTCACATTACCATTTAAGGTCTTCACACTAACCACGGGTCCTAATGATGTAGATGAGGTTGGTAGATCAGTAGTATGCGTCGCTACCAGCACATCATCAATATAAAATTTTATCTCATCAGCGGCGGCATTCCACCTAATTCGTAGGAAATAAACTGTATCAACGGCGATCGCGACGGACGTCGTGGTGACGGTTGGAGTGACACCATTATCATTAGTCATGGTACGCCAAAACGCCGTGCCATCGACATCCGTTGCGTACCTAAACATTGCATAATGCGCCTGTGGGGCAGAATCACCAACATCAGTAATATCGGTTGATTCTAGCCCAACAAATGTCCTAACACTCGCGATGTCCCCGCCCGTCTTAATCTTAAACTGCATCTCACCTTCCCAGTCCGTGCGTATCTGGGTCTGAGCGCAGATGAACGACCCGCGGTTATTGAGTGCCGCAGCACTCAACTGTCGGACATAGGCACCGCCAGAGTCCTTGATGTTTGAAGCAGTACCTACAACTGACAGACCAGATGAGCATAGATCACCGACGTTGATGATCATCGTGGTGACCACACCAACTCGATCAGCGAACAGATAACTCCAAGCATGGTTAGCCATGTTAAAGTTGCCGGCGTCTGGGTCACTACCGCCTGACGCATGGATGTCACGCCAGGCATAGACGTCTGCCACGTCCTTGTCACATGCCTCATAGGTGTCCGCGACACCCGCGCCACCAGCAACATGATAGAGATACCCACGCTTTGTAGAGTCGCAGGTTGGCTTTGTGCCGGTTAAGATCTGCACACCACCGTCATGTGGGATGCGCACCGTGTCAGTGATCGTGGTGCTTGCATTTGGGGTCGTGCTGAACACCCAACGGGTCCCATGATTTGTAGCTGAATGGTTCTCAGTCGCCTCACTAAATAAACGCGCCGTCCCAAAGAACCCTGTACCATCATGCGCGTTCGATGAAAGACCAAGCAACCAATCAGTTGAGTTAACCGCCGTTGGGGCACCAATGGTCCCACGAGACTTATATGCCCTGAACCCGGCTGAGTTACCAGGAGGGGCATCTGCGTCAGCACGTTGAGAGCTGATCACACCATTATGGGTGCCGGCGCTCGCAACGCTCAGGCCCTCATCCGTCAGGGCCGCCTGCACCCCGATGCCCACAAACTTATTTGTATCATCATAAACGAAGTCTGCCTCACCACCAAAGGCACCAGCATTGTTATATTGTACATTGGAATCAGCACCACCTGGTGAGGTCCCTGCTGAGATACAATTACCCCAGGCACCGTTCTCATGACATCGAAATTTATTTAGAACTGAGTCATAGTACTGGTCCCCGTTTACCCCAACTGATGGGTCAGCGGCGTGCGCGCCAACGTTAAACCCGGCGTTGGTACCATTTGGGTTAAACGTCTGCTTGACGCCATCTCCCCATAAATTTAAGAAGTCGGTGGCCGCTGCCACAATGCTCGCGTTAGGGAAGGTGACAGTTCGGGTAGTAGCCGCGGTGAAACCATCTACCTCAAATCTAAGTAACTTAGAAACGTCACTAGATCCCTTAACAATTGGAATGATATCTGAGAATGGTGGTGCCGCATCTATCGTGACCGAACCACCACCATTATTGATCAAGGTCCCGTCGGTTACCTTGATATTGATAACCCCAGAGACGTTCGGGGAACCGTCAACCTCCTGAACTGAGAGCGATGAACCTGAGCTTGACCCTGTACCACCGTTTGCAGTGGGCAGTACGCCTGACACCGCGGCTGATGAGCTCAGGTTCACCGTACCGAAATCAGGTTGGCCGCCCGCTGCTGGGACACGAAAGACCTGGTTAGCCAACCCAACGGAACTAGTCTTTATGGGGAGAGTGCCATTGCCCAGTAGCACCGTATTCAACGTAAACGTAGCTGCCCCTGTCCCACCGTTAGGTACGGTAAGCACGCCTGCAGTGGCTAATGCGGTAAGCGTGACGTTCAACAACTTATATGTCGGGATCGTTCCACCAGTGAACAAGATGTCTACAACCGAATCACCAATGTAAAAGTCAACGTTCCCAAGGCTATCCGTCAACATGGGCTGTGACTTGATGGTGGTCCCAGTAATGTTGCTGTAGACAGTAAACGTTAAACTAGTCCCAGGTGAAAAGACCCGGACGTTCACCCCAGGGGCTACATCACCATTGGTCTTCCTGACCTGATAGATGAAGTGTTCGTACGTCGCAGGCCATAGGTTCTCTGGGAAAAGCAGAACAAAGAAGACAGCAAACAATATGATTATCTTGGTGGTAATTTTCCAGTCTCTGTATCCCACGAGTTGTTCACCTCTTGAATATTGACGACGTCCTTCTCTCTGGTCCAGTCAAATGATTGACGCTGACCACTGAACTTTTGATCAGCCACGTGAATCCCATCTCGAGCGGTCCAATTCTGAAACACTGAAATTGATGATCCACTCGGAAAGTACTCCTGAGTGAATACATCATTTGGAAATATCGGTTTAGGAAACATATCACACCGGTAAATTAAGCACAACAGTGTTACGGTTACCAAGCAGGTCATTTACACAGGTGATACGTACCGTACCCGGGTTATTCATCGCCTCAATAGTGATTGAACCTGAACCAACGCCTGCCAAGACGCCGGCCAAGGCAGAACCAATCACTGAGAGTGCCTGCCGAGCATTCACCCCAGTCTCAACGACCACCTGGTCAAGACCATCGGCTTGCAATTCGATGCGTCCAGCCGCATCGGTCAACAACTTATTCGCCGGCGTGACCAATACTGGCAAATTATCCTTAAGCAACTGGCCATAAGAACCAGCAGTCCGTGCCTCCGCCGTGAGCTCATCATAAAATGCATTGATGAGCACTACCAGCTGGGCGGCGGCCACCTCAACTTGACCAGCGTTAAGTTGTAGTTCCCCCGCGCCCACGCCATCCTTGACGGTGACCACCGGATAACCTGCAGTATCAGGTGCCGCCACTACTGTGCCAGTCCATAGGCCTACATCAACCTTACCAGCGGCAAGCGCAACCTCACCTGCCCCAGCACCATCCTTGATGGTGACCACCGGGTAGCCTGCGGTGTCCTCTGCCGGGACAGCGGTGCCGTTCCATTGACCCACGTTAACGCGGAGATCCCCTAATGATTCAGGATACAGCACAATCACCGGGATGATCGCGGTGACAGAGGTGGTTTTAACGATCACAACCACGCTGTCACCGTTCATCTCTGCGGCTAAATAGTCAAGGAAATAAGTTCCACTCGCTCCAATCTCCGTGGCCTCAGCCGTCATGTCAACGTACGCCGCACCATCAATTGAGACCTCAGAGTCCAGGCCCGTGGCCCCAGAGATCAACGCACCTGCTGTATCGCGAATCTCAAAATAATGACGGTACGCCACATTCTTACGAGGGATTGGCATCGCGTCGCCAACTGCCATGGTATTCTCCTATAAGGCCTGAAGATAATATTCCAACGTGATCCCCTCACCAACACCGATGTTAAAGGCAGATGAATCCCCATTCTCATCAATGTGCACCGCCCGCGCTGCCATGTTACCGGCTACTGCCGCGTCAAAGACACCAAGCTCAAAGATGTTAAAGGCAGCGGCCGCCACGAATGAAGCTGTTAGGTGCAAAGTATCTCCTGCCACGGCCGTTGTCTCGATGATCGCCACCGTTAAAAACCGTAACACCTCCGCGAAGAGCGCGGTCTGCGTTTGAGCTGGGGTCGTATCGTCGGTCCCAATCGCCAGATAAATAAACGATGAAAGAGTCACACCATTCCATGCCTGTACTGTCCGTGCCCGCAGAACATCCGTCTCTTGGTTCTTAACAATCCAAGTGCCCTTCTTGGTGGTGATCTTAAACCAACCCTTAAAGTTCATGTTAAGCCTTCATGATGAACGCGACGGCGAAATTAACCGGAATATTAGGCTGGTTATCAGAAAAATCAGTATGATTGTGCCCCGCGGTGGCCACATTCACCGTTGGTACCGTCACGTCCACCGTTACCACGGTTGAGGCCGCGGTCATGGGACCCATCACGTGTGAGTGTGTATCTGAACCACCAACCGTCCCTGGGTCTACACCAGCCGCCGCACCTCGAACAAACCGATCTCTAAGATCAGGCGTGCCCGCCGTGCCATCACAAAGCTTCCAACCCGCTGGGATGGCCGAGATGAGACCAGACCACATGATGATGCCGCCCTGTGGAATACCGAAAGAGAGATCATCCCAGGTGGCCCCATTATCACGAGATGCCGCACCAGTAGTAGAGTTAACCCAGATGGCACCTGGCGCATCAGCATTATTGGCAGGCGGTGCACCCTGATAAAACGGGCGCGCTGAACCCTGACGATGATACCCAGTGGTTGCGTTGTCTGTGATCGGAAAGAAATGCTCAAGATCAATCCGCTCACGAACCTGCAACTTTAGGTCACGGATGTCGTCACCAAGCAGACTCGCAAGATCAGTGTCCGCTGGATCATTCTCATTCCATGGTTGGCTGAACGCCATGGTCTACTCCTTTTTCTTTGGGGCGTTGGGCCTTGAGTGCTTCCTTGCTTGACGCTGTTGGGAGTATGCAATCGCAATGGCTTGATCTTGTGGTTTTCCCGCATGCATCTCAATGGCAATATTCTCAGAGCGTGTTTTCTTTGAGATGCCTTTCTTTAATGGCATATCATCACCTGTCGTTGCCATCCAGACCATCATTAAGAACCCGGTTTTCCAACCAGTGCTGGGGTTCCGTCTTTCCATCACTTAGCACCTCGGAGATGCGCTCATACCGGTTAAATCCCTCAGGATTGTCAAGGCAACCTCGAATGGTACAGAGGAACATACCATTCTGAAAGACTAACTGAGAGGTCCTTGTCATGATGCCGCACCGATCACAGTTGTGCCACGGAACGCCGATCGCCCCAGCCCTGGATGGCATATCAATAACCCCCGTACTCTGACTTCTTCGTGGTCTTCTTAGTGTCAGAGCCCTTCTTTCCACCTGCCCTTGGCCCCTTGTTTACCCCAGGCTTTTTCTTATTCATTAAACACCTCCCTACGCACAGACAATCATCAACTTACCACTTTGGAGGGTTGGGACAGCAAGACCATCAACCCAACCAGGGTCATAGACTGAGGATTCAAAGTCATTGGCCTCAGAGGCCTTCGCATCAAAGATCACGCGGGTCCCAGATTGATTTGTGACGATTGCTGAGTGCCCTGCCGTGGTCGCACCAGTCCAGGTGATGCTCGTGACCTTTAATTGCGCCATCCATAACGGATCAACACCTGGTGTATCGATCAAGAAATGCCGCGGGCCAATCTGGTTTACCATGCTCTACTCCTCTTTAGATGGTTCAGGTTCCTCAGCCGTGATCTGGGCATTGGCTGAGTGCGCCGGAAAGACGTACAATTTTGCACACTTCCCGTCATTTGAGAGCACGATAGCAACGTTACCCTCATGATTGATGATCTCTCCAGGTCTAAACTGGAGCTTCTTCGTTGTTGGTTTTGCCATAAGCACTCTCCTTGATAGAGTAAGGGTGGCAGTTGCCCACCACCCTAAGGGTTTAGGTCCCTGCAGAACCCCAGGTACCGGGCCAATTGGACGCACCGTCAGAGGCACGATAGAATGCAACATGCTTCAGCGACCTGGTGTCGAAGTCATCAGCATAGTCCTCGTCAAGTGGATGACGATCAAAATGGTTCAGCTTGTGGCGAGATTTCTCCGCAAGACCAAACCAGGCCTTCGTGGACGTCAAATACCGACCAATGAAGGGTGACAGGCCCTTGTTATTGATAACATTGATCGTGTTCTCAGCGGTGTATGGCTTCCACTCAGAACCAAGGATCTCCTCAATCACCCACCGTAACTCCGGAGGAACCACGATGGTATTGATGGTATGCTTCACCAACAGGCCACGACCATCAATCATTCGCTCGCACTGGTTGATCATCAACTGCAAACCAGAGTAGCTCAGATCGATGTCCGTACCCGGACGGTTGGGATAGGTACCCTGGACATAGGCACCAACACCGATGATGGAGGCCGGAACAGCCACCGTCGCAGGCAACCCACCCAGGAGTGGATGCGCCGAGTTAAACAAAGAAACACCGTCCACCGTAATCTGCGTGGTGAACCCAAGGTTCAATACATTCCAAGCATTGGTCTCCCTGGTGTGCGTCGCCGTGCGGGCAAAATTCATCGGAACTTTCTGGATGAGCCCATACTGGTCATCCTCCAGGAGTTCAAATGAATACCGCACACCCTGCCCAAACGTCGAGTGAGTATAACGGTACGAACCGCCCTGAATCACGTCGTCATAGTTGATCGGTTGGCCCTCATCCTTGGTAGTCATTGGGCCAAGGCCTGCGAACTCAACGTCGTCCTCATAGGCCTTGTCAGACGTCGGAGTGTTAAAGATCTTGTCATACTCCGAGTCCCGTGCCTCCAACTGAGTCTGCTGATCCATCAACTCATGGATACCAGGCGCCATCAGTTGGGCATAGTTTCCGCGTGTCATCATAATACTATGCACCTCCCATCTGGGCGGCCGCACTGATGAATCGGAAAAATTCCCGACCACCAAGACGACCAGCATCACCGGCATAGACCCCGGTAATTACGATGCTGTCTGATTTTGTCTTGTCAATGAACCAATACCCGTTGGTGTCCTTGGTCAGACCGAATGCCTTACCGACATCCGTCTCCAAGGCGGCGACCGTGTCCAAGGTCTGAACCTGGAACTCGGTGGTGTCATCAGCGAGCTGGACACCAATCTTCCCATCATTGATGGGCGCCCCGCGAGGGATATTTACTGCTAAGGGTTGGTTTTGAACCTCCCCGAACGTCAAGGTCTCCTTGACGCCCACGGTGGTCAGATTGGAGGCGGGCTCAATGGCAATCCCAGCAACCTTGCTAGTTGCCACTACCCCCGACCATTCTGCAACCCCGCCATCAACGGCATTATCTCGAAAGACAGGGGTCCCAAACTTGAATGTTTGAGCTGCCTTCTCTTGATAACGACGGATGGATGGCTGACTATCAGTGGTGGTTCTTGCTACCACGATAGGTACGGCTTTACCCGCCATGAGAGTGGTCTCCTTTCACTAAGATCTGGTAACTGTATGAGTTACCGCTTGATTGGCATCGATTAGCCGATCAAGTTGCGCCTGGTCGGGCGCAAAGGGGGTAAGGT